TTATACGACTGGATTGATCCAAATTCCCCACGCTTTCACCCTGACTTTTTGCAAGCCAAGGAATGCGGGGACCCTAAAGTTTTTGCTATGGATGAGGAAATAGGCACCGCTGGAATCACTGGGCAACTTCGAAGAGTGACTTCCGCTACCATCGTCCGAGACGATAACGGGAAAGAAGTCTCTAGAAATGAGAAATACGCCGCAGCTACTTTCAGCGCCACGGCCTACAACTTTCGGATGAAAAACCGATGGCCGCAGTTCTACAAAGACCGGACTGAAACTACCGTCACAGACCCGGATGGTAATGCGGTCGAACCTGTGCAGATCGTCATTGCCATTCCTAGTAATGGAAAAGAGAAGAAGTGAATGCCTGAAAGGAGGTGCTAATTGAGAAAACTCGTATACGGTCCACAACCAGGACCACAGACCGAGTTTCTTTAACTATCCTCAAGTGCTGACATTGCTATTATGGGGGGGGCCGCTGGTGGCGGCAAGACTGTAGGAATTTTATTAGAACCACTTCGTCATTTTACTAATCCACATTGGGCCGGGGTCATCTTTCGAAGAACGATGCCTCAAATCAAGAAACCCGGGGGCCTGTGGGACGAGTCCTCAAAAATGTATATGCCCCTAGGTGCAGTCCCGCATCTTTCTTCACACGGGTTCCGTTTTAAAAGCGGAATGAAAATTGAATTTGGCCAACTAGAATATGACTCGACGGTCTACGACTGGCAGGGATCTCAACTCTCTTTCATTGGATACGACGAGCTCACTCACTTTACCAAGTTCCAATTTTTCTACATGCTTTCACGGCTACGCTCAGGATCTGGAACCCCTGGATACGTTCGAGCTACCTGCAATCCCGATGTAGATTCATGGGTAGCTCAGTTTATCGCATGGTGGATTGATCAAGAAACAGGCTACGCAATTCAAGAGCGGTCCGGTGTGCTGCGTTGGTTTATTAAACTTGGTGAGGATATCATTTGGGCAGATACACAACAGGAGTTGAAAAAAAATTACCCCGACTGCTTGCCGCTGTCAGTCACATTTATTCCTGCACGACTTGAAGACAATCCAATTTTAGTTAGAAATGACCCATCGTATAAAGCCAATCTCCAAGCTCTGCCAATGGTCGAGCGCGAACGCCTAGAAAAAGGAAACTGGAAAATTAAGGCCAGTGCTGGAAATGTGTTTAAGAAAGAATGGTTCAAGATAATTAACCCGGAACTCGTGCCAGCGGGTGGTAGAACCGTTCGCTATTACGATAGAGCCGCAACAGAGAAAACGGATCTAAACGACCCGGCATATACAGTAGGACTCAAGATGAAAGAGGTGTCCGGGACTTACTACATACTCGATGTTGTTAGGGGACAATGGGGACCGGGCGGCGTGGAAACAACCATCAAAAACACCGCATCTCAAGACGGTAAAGATGTTGTCATTTGGATTGAACAAGACCCAGGACAAGCCGGGGTCGTTGAAGCAAAAATGTGGGTCAAGCTTTTGGCTGGCTACACGGTCCGACTTAATCCGGCGCGAAAAGATAAAGTTACACGAGCGGGGCCAGTTTCCGCACAAGCTGAGGCGGGCAATGTGGTTTTAGTCCGAGGACTCTGGAACGAAGCACTTCTAAATGAGCTGCAAGGATTTCCAGAGGGCAAAAAGAAAGATCAGGTTGACGCATTGAGCGGTAGTTTTTCTGTCTTAGTGGAACATTCAGCCGGAGACTTCACGAAAGAATTTATACCAAAGCCACTAAACCGAGTAGGATCTAGCTCATGGTAAACATTCTGGGGAGCGGGGCATGAAACCAAAAAAAGTAATTAAACTTGAAGAAGAATATCCAAAACGAATCGTTACACAGTCTACTCCTACGGGATCTTTTGGAACTAAATCCTATTCTGGATATGCCTCAGAAGAATATCTTTCAGCTCTCACTGGTAGAGCAAAAGCCGACGTATTTGACAAGATGCGCCGCAGTGATCCGCAAATTAAGATGTGTCTGAGCGCAGTCAAGAATCCCATTCGGTCTGCTAATTGGGAGATCGAACCGGGCGACGACTCGGACCAGGCCAAGGCCGATGCCGATTTGATCGAACATATTCTGTTCAACGATCTTGGCCAGCCTTGGTCGAAATTTATTGCCGAAGCTTTGACTCTTTTAGAGTTCGGTCATTCAGTCTTCGAAGTCACACACAAGGTAGTGCTCAAAAGTAAGTTCGGTCCCTACAATGGGATCCAAAGTCTAGGGTTCAGATCGCCGAGAACACTCGAGCGATGGAACCTAGATCCAAAAACAGGGGCTCTGATCAGCATCACTCAGGACAGCTTCGGTGACTTGCCCGTGATGGTAGACATTCCAGCTCAATTCCTGCTGATCTTTTCCCTCGATGCAGAGGGCGCCAACTACGAAGGGATTTCCGCACTCAGGCCCTGCTATGGCCCATACTTCAGGAAAGACTATTACTTAAAGTTGAACGCAATGGGCATCGAGAAATTTGCCGTTCCGACTCCCATTGTCACGGTACCAGAGAACAAACAGAACTCTGATCAGTACACGAACATGATTCAGGTCCTTGAGGCGTACACCACAGCCCAAACAAACTACCTGACTAAGCCCGAAGGATGGGAGCTGGATCTAAACTCCAATACCTATGATCCGCAAAAGGTTGAGGCTTCGATCAACGCAGAAGACGAACGCATGGTCAGAGCGTTCCTAGCTAACTTCCTTTCATTAGGTCAAGGCGGTTCCGGGGGGGCTTATGCTCTCAGTGCTGATCTTTCGGATTTCTTCCTTGCCTCCATTGAGCAGATCGCTGGCGAGATTGAAGGCGGGATCAACCGCGAAATCATTCCGCAGCTCATTCAACTCAATCGCGGACCAAGAGAAGTTTATCCAAAGCTCAAGCACTCTGGGATCTCTGACAAAGCTGGAAAAGAACTCTCTGAGGTTCTCAAGATGCTCGGAGATGGTCGCTATATTACTCCTGACGATGCCTTAGAGGATCACCTACGCATTCGATACAACTTGCCTCAACGCTCCTTGGAAGGGCAACGCTCACCTGTTGTTGCCTCTGTTCCAGGTGTTCCATCTGTTCCAACAACTCTTTCAGAACGCATTAGGGCAGAGATTCACCGTGGCTAAAAAAAAAGCCAAACGCGCTCCGATAGCCAAACACATTACCGAAGGCGGCAGAGCTCTCGCAGAGATCATGGCGGAGGGCCTAGCCGTAATAGCGAACGATATGATTTCCCAAGTGATGGCGAAATCGAGGCGAGCGATCCCAAGCCAGAAATTAAAGGCCATTTCAGGGTTAGCCCCAAGAGGAACCCTTGCGTACAAAAATGCGGTGTTATCTGCGTTTGCCGTAATCGCAAGTGACGCACTGAAGCAGGTTCGGAAGGAAATCCCTGCGAAGAAAAATGTTCGCCTCACAGATAACGAGGACACCCTTACCCTCTCGGAGTTTGATCGACTCCCTCCCAAGATCCAACGAAAGATCAAAAGCCAGACAGATCTTCTAATCGGAAAGCAACTCGGGGACCTGCAGAAGATCATTGAATTTGCTTATGCCCAGGCCGAAGAAGAAACCGACTCCGATGATCAGATCGAGCAGGACATGCGAGATAGTGCAGTGGGCTGGTTGGACGGTACCGCAATCGAGTCAGGCGCTGAACTGAACGCGGCCACCACAGTCAATTTCGCTAGGAATGCCTTTTTCTTCGATGACGAAGTAATGGAGGGCATTGATGCAATGGAGTTCATGAATGAAGATCCTGTCACCCAGATTTGCCAGGACCTCACCGGAACTATCTTTGATCCGAATGATCCAATAGCACAGCGTTTCAGTCCACCATTGCATTGGCGCTGTAAGTCATGGTGGTCCCCGATACCAAAAGGACAGCTTGGGGATCGTGAAATTGAGAAGTTGAAGCCTTCAAAGAAAAGCCTTGAAGACGAGGTGCAGTTCAGTGAACCTAGTTGTTCACACTGTGGGAAGCAAGCTCTTTTAGGATAGGATCAGCCCTGTCTAAAAACAGCTTATTAAACCTGACTGTTTTGTACCCCAACAAGGCTAATTTCTTATCTCGACGAGCTGCATCCTGATATCGTTTCTTGTCCCATTTCCATGATGAATCAACTTCAATACAAACCTTGTGAAGTGGTAAAAAAAAGTCAATGGTGTACTCACCAATCGCATACTGTGATCTAAATTTAAGCCCAAAACCTCGCAACTTTTTTCGAAAAGCAACCTCTTGTGGAAGGGGTTTTTTTCGAAAGGTTTTGCCAATGGTTCTGGCGCGTTTAGCCGCTGCCTTTGGGTCATGGATAGGGTTATTTGCGATCATTGCCTGACTATGTTTTCTATACGCTTCTGAGGTTTTCTTAGTTTTGCCAAATGCCCAGTGACTTTTTCCTGATGGGTGTGGAAGGTCTTTGTGGTGCTGGGTCAATGTTCTAAACTTCACGCCATTGGCCTTGCAACAATGCATAATTGATTGTCGGATTAGGCCAGTCTCTTTAGAGATTTGAAGCATGGTTTTTTTATTTTTTATGTGATGAACCTGGAATATTTTTTTAAGTGGCAAGCCGTAGAATTTTTCTAGGGCAGTTTTGATTTTGCTCATATTGGAATTAGTTATTAGCACATCAAGTCAATTTTTACTAACAACATGCGTCATGTTTAATTAATTGACGATCCACATCTACCCACTCAGTATGGAACAATGCTGAAAACGTTTCGGTCGGTCGCATCTTCCATAAAGCTTGATGAAGAACAGGAATTAAATTCAAAAGTCCCGACAAGAGTTCAGGTTATGCGCACTGGAAAGTTTCAATCTCCTGAATACGGAGCATTTGAAATTACCCAGGCCACTCTGCTGTCGATGAAACAAAACTTTGATAACAACGTTCGTGGCACAGAATTAGCAATCGACTACTCCCATGAGAGTCAAAAAGCCGCTGCTGGATGGATCAAGCAAGTGATTCTTTCGGATGATGGAAATGAACTCTGGGCCGAAATTGAATGGACTCGCGCCGCAAAACAATGCTTGGCTGATAAAGAGTACCGATA